ATTTACATTATCAGTAGAAGCATCAGAACCAGTTAATCTAATTGATGCATCAGAACCAGAAGTTTCTGCTGATACAGTGTAAGTTGTATTATCGTTAGCATCAGAAGATGGTTCGAATACACTTGTTCCTGCATTGTATTTTAATATTTGGTTAGCAGTAGGAGAACCAATTGCTATCTTGACTGTATCACCACCAAGAGCAGTATATAATTCATTAAAGTTATCTTGAATTTTATCTCCACCATCTCTAAGAGTATCACCTGTACCATCGTTGGCTAGTGTACCAATATTTAAAGTTTGTTTTGCCATTTAATTACTTCTCCTATAAATCTGTTTTTTGAGTTATATTCCAACCCAAGTCAGTCACCTGTAAGTTATTTAGGTCTCCAGTTGACTTATGTTGTTCATCTGGATTGCCTAAATCTACGAATGTAGATGTAATAACTGAACCAGTCTGGTCAACTCCACCGAATAACATTATTTTTAAAGTGAAGTTGAAAGTCCATGTGACGAATCTTCGTATTTCAAAAGTTCCGTCATAATCATCTACGAAGCTAGAACTATTTAGTATTATTGGAACATCTGTTTCAGTTTCCAGAGTTGGGTCGGTATTCTTAATCTTCATTGTAAACTCTGGAGTGAAAAAAGGTAATATTTGCTCTACCATCTGTAAACCATCTTCAGTAGTCTTAGTAAGACAATTCAACTGCATATCTAAATTAAATGGTACAGGTGCAAAAAGTTTATCCCTTTTACCTGAACCACCAGCAGCTGATGTTCTGTTTATTTTAAGAGTACCCATACGATTGGTTTTTCTAAGTGGGTCGTACGATATTGCTGCCATTTCAAATGACATACGAGGTAAAGTAGTGTATGTTTGGTCTTCTAAAGTAGGATCTTGTTCTAATCTTTGTACCCACTTTTCTTTTGGACCATATGCTATCGGTACTAGTATCTTTTGTTGTGCTGTACCTGAGTTATCAAATCTTTCAAACTCTACATCTGAAAACATCTTACCGAAACCAATAATACAGTTCCTTATCGTCTGATGATAAAATGGTGGTTTACCTAACATTAAAATTCTCCGAATGGATTATCTTCTGACCAAGCAACTTTTTCGTTAGTAGTAGGTTGTCTTTCAGTAGCTATCTCTAAGTTATCAGCAAATCCACCTTGCTTATCTACATTAAGTTTAATTGTAGCAGTTGCTGCAGCTTGTACATTTCCAGCACCAGCAGGTGGAGCATCAATAACGATAGTAGGAATAGCATTATATCCATTTCCTACATTGGTAATATTTACTGCATTTATTCTACCCTCTGAGTCAATAGTACAGGTAGCAGTAGCAGGAGTGCTAGGTGTACCACCTGAGAATGTCATAAGAGGAGCAGTAGCATAACCCTTGCCCACATTAGTAATAGTTATAGAATCAACAAACATATTCTCAGTTCTTGTAGGATCTTGTGAGAAAGTTTTAAGTTCTTCAAACTTATCAATCTCAGCAACACCAGTATCAATTTTTTCAGAAGCATATTGAAACAACTCAACTTCCATTTTAAATGTATATAATTTTCCTAGTTGATAAAAAGGATCTTGGTGCTGTACAAATTTAATTTCAAATAATCCCTTAGTAAGAGGGAAGTAAATTAGATCTCCTTCATTTGGTCTAGCAGGCACAAAGGTATTACCATGTTGCCCAACTAGTTCTTGCCATCTAGATCTTGCTACAACTAGAGTAGCAGACATCTCATTGAATAATCCAAACTTCTGAATGAATGGACCTTGCCCACCTAAGTTATCTACATTCTCAAAATACATTTCGATAGGAAATGCTTGTTCAAATTTTGATAGTGGATCTTCACCTAAGATTTCATCTTTAGCTACTTGTGTTCTAGGAATATAAAAAACATTCTGACCATAAATTTTTAGAGACTCAATAATTAAAGACTCTATTAAATTCTGTTCAGATGCTACTCCTTGAGATATGTAAGTATTTCTGCCTGCCATTTAATTACCCTGTGAAGAACTCTAGTGGTGCACCTTTTCCTATAAGTTCGTCTTCTAGTTGTTGTATCTCGTTCATGGCTTCGTTATATATACCATCACCATCCATTGATACACCTCCAGGAAGAACTAGTCCCGAAAACTTTTTAAGATTAAGTCCCCACTGTTTCTTGAACAGGGCAGTAGTATATTTTTTCATCCATGGTTCACCATATACTTTTGTATATTCGGTAGGATTTAATGCTTTATAAACATCAACTAAAATAAAATCTCCTATCTTTACATCACTTCTCCAGTCTAAATCGATAAACAATTTATTCTGCATTCTATTGAAACGATATAAAGTTTTACCATTTAACATTAGGTCAAGCAATGATAAGTGACCCATAACAGTTGTATAGTAAACAATACTTGTAGAAGTTAAATCATACAAGTCATTTAATCTTAATTGATATTGTAAATCAAATATATTTCTAGAGTCAGTAGTATTAGAGAATACAGTAAATACTTTTTGAACTCCAAATATTTCGTCAGTGACTGGAACATATCCATTCTCAGTATCACCTTTTGTAATAGTATTAATTACAGCTGTTGCTCCAGAGCTTTCTCCTGTAATAGTTTCTCCAGCAGTAAATCCATTAGGAGCGATTTCTAGATTATTAATTTTTTGATATATAATATTTGAACCAGCAGAAGTTTCGTGTACTACTGATTTTGCACCAGAGTTAGTACCAACAAAAGTTTCCCCTGCTGTAAAATTACCTGCTGCAGCAGAAGTTAGTGCTAAAGTTGTTCCAGTAATATTATGTGAGAAGTATGCTCGTTCAGTACCATTCCAGTGATTAATATTAAAATATTCTATCGCTTCGTCTAAGCGATCTTCTAGCTGTTCTTCAGCTACATTTATTTCAATTACTGGTGCACCGAGCGATCGTAATGCGTAATCTTTTAATTGTTCTCTTGTTGCTGGATTTGCCATACTACTATTTAGTTCCTTTTTATCCTCCTAGTGCGATTCCCATTGCAATAGTAAATGGTTGCATAGCAAATTTTGCGTCTAGGGTGTTATCGTAAGAGGACAACACAGGAGTTAATACTGCCTGAGTTGCTGTTGTTAATTTAGTTAATGTCGTACTGCCACCCATACCTGAATGTGTTTCACAGTAAGGATATAATGTACTTGGTGTATTAGCATCTACAACTAATACTAAAGTTGCTCCACTTGTTCCTTGCGTACCATTATATGTTACACCTGAAGTCAGTTTAGTTCCTCCACCATGCGTACCATCTTGTGTAGCACTAAGTGCAAATAAATGACCAGAGTGTGTAGCTGATGATAAGTCAAAAGTATATGTTTGACCTTGCACTAGCTGTAGTGTTTCATTTATACCACCCATTAGAGTGTAATAATTATTTCCTGATGAATAGTCGTTATATACTGTAGAATTAAAAGTTGTATCTACATTAGGACTCCCAACTGTTAAAGTTGGTACAGTTGTATATCCTCTACCACTTGAAACCATAGTGACACCTGTCACTTCTCCAGTGTTAGGATTTACAGTAGCAAAAGCAGATGCTGGTTGACCACCATTTGTCGCAGCAGAAACTGTTGTTGTCGCTTCAGCTTGAGTTCCTCCAGCTTGTGGTGCACCCAAACTAATATTAGGTGCAGTCGGATAACCTGAGCCACCATCATCAATAGTGACACCACTAACTGCAAATGTATTATTACCTGAACCATCATCAACGATAACAGCAGTACCAGTAGCTTGTCTAGATGGAGTAGTAGATGGTGCATCGATAGTGACAGAAGGAGCAGAAGTATATCCTCCACCTGCGTTAGACATAACTACAGTATCTACACCTGAAGTGTTAGGAAGTGGGAAAGATAGAGTTGGTTGATTTAAGTATCCTGTTCCTGCAGTACTTACAGTGACAGATGAAATAGAGTTAGTCACTCCAGGGTTCATCATAATCGCACCTGTATTTGTATCTCTCATAATTTTAGCATCGTCTAGGAATATAGTATTCCCACCGACATATAAGTTTCTCCATCTTTTAGCAGAAGATCCTAAATCAAAAGTATCATCAGTTGATGGTAATACATGTTCTCCTATTGCTGAGAATGAAGCAGTAGCTGGAGCAAATGATAAGTTTCCTGCTCCATCAGATTGTAATGCACCTGCAGCATCTGTAACATTTAATTCAGTAGGAGTAATAGAGTTGGCAGCAATATCGGTAGTAAGTTGAACTGCACCCTGACCATCAAATGAAACTGCTGAAGCAGTGACATCTCCAGTCAAACTAAAATTTTGAGCACTAGCCAAAGCTGTAGCAGTGGCAGCATTACCTGAAGCACTCGCAGCAACTACATTTAAATTATCAACAAAAGTTTTTGTGACTCGTGCATCTATTGCACTATTTGCTAATGTATTGCTAAAGTATTTGTTGGTAGATCCTTCTGATAAATTATCAGTATCAAAAGAGGATAAAGAAACTGTAGGAGTAAATGTACCTAGACTATCATTATATGTAAAAGATAATCCAGTTCCATTTTGAATTAGAACTGATATTCTATCATCAACTTTTTCATTAGAGTAGTAAAGATTAGTAGATCCTTCGCCAATATTATCTGAGTCTAATGTTAGTGTACCACCTAATGATAATGCCTGTGAGTTTATAGTCACACCTGAATTAGCAAGCATGGCATTCGTGACACCACTTGCTTTTACTTGTACTGTATTTCCTGATATTTGTAGAGAAGAATCGTCTACATTAATTGCTAGATTTGCTGAACCAGAAGTAGAGCCACCTGTTAAACCTGAACCAGTTGCAGTAAGAACTTCGGTAATATCTCCTGAAGCACCACCTGCTACAACATTCGCAACTTCTACTACACCACCTGAAGCACGAACATAAATCTTTTTATCTTGGGTATTTACTGCAATTTCGCCGACAGCTAAATCAGAAGTGGTTGGAACACTCGCTGCGACTTCAGATCTTTTTACTTTTATTACAGTGGACATAAACCATTCCTAAATTAAATTAGTTATAAAAAAATTATTTCTTATAACTTTTAGTATGTTCCGCCATCCACACCAGTTATTGCTACTGCTCCACTTGTGACTGTAAAGTTTGCTGAAGCGAAAGATGCTACACCTTTCACTGATGCTGTTGCGTCAAGACCTGCCAGAACACCTGTACTATTATTATATGTTAAACCAGTTGAAGATGTTACACTTAGTGCAGCTCTTGCTTTGGTATTAGTAAAGTATTCGTTGGTAGATCCTTCGCCTATGTCGTCTGTATCTAGTGTTAAAGAAGCACCTAATGCGAGCGAATTACTATTAATTGTGACACTTGAGTTTGTTAATTTTGCATTAGCGATACTTCCTGCTAACATTGCATTTGTAACACCTAATGCTTTCACTCTAGCAGTATCAGCATTTATTTCTAATGAACTATCATCTACATTTAAAGATAATGAGTTTCCTGTTTTTGCTAAACCATCACCAGCACTAATTTGCCCAGCACCTGAAAACTGCTCAAAGTTAATAGCAGTTGTACCTAGTGTGACAGCTCCATCAGTTGATAGTACATAACCATTGTCTGCGTTAGCAGTACCTTCTTCAACGAAAGCGAATGCACCAGCAACTAATTCTGATGCAGCATCTGCATCAGGAGTTCTGGTTAAAACGAATGCAGCAGATCCTGAACCAGTCGCTGTGACTTTATAGAAACCATTTTGAGCAGCAGTAGTTTGGTCTTTAACTAATATTCTATCGTTTACTGAAACTGTTACACCATCAACTGATAGTGCAAAGTTAGAACTTGATGTTATAGTTCCTGCTCCATTATTATAAGTTCCAGCAAGGTTGCCAGTAGTAGCAACTTTAACAGGTGTCTTAACTGATAAACCTGAAGTGACAGAATCTACATATGCTTTGTTTACTAATGATTGACTTGAAAATCCTGCTCTAGCTTCGTATGAAGCTGGAACAACAACAGTACCAGTACCATTAGGAGAGAGCTCTAAGTTTCCATTTGAGTTTGTTGTACTAATAGCATTAGCATCTAATGTCATATTATCGACATCTAAACTTGTTAATCCATTTATATCTGTTCTTGAACCACCTAGTGCTATTGCGTCGGATCCGATTGTGACTGAAGTATTTGCTAGTGATACAGCACCACTTGATACACTAAAGTCTCCACCGAAAGAAGCAATACCTTTATTAGAAGAGGTAGCATCTTCTGCTGAAATAGTTAGAGTATCAGTTGCACCAACTACTGCATCAATACCTTCTCCTGCTGTGACAGTTAGAGTATTACCACCTGCGATAGTTTCTGAATTAGATCCATCAGTTAGTGTGAAAGAAGTTGAGATAGAGGAAGTACTGGCAGCAGTAATACGACCTTTAGCATCAACAGTAATATTTGGTATTTGAGTTGCACCACCATAAGATCCTGCGGAGACACCTGTAGAATCCATAGTAGTAGTAATTGTGACATCACCTGAACCATCAACACCTGAAACAGTACCATCTACATCACCATCAATAGTTATACTTCTTCCAGTAGTCCAAGCTGCAGCAGAAGTTGCTGTATCTGCATTACCTGTTAATGTAGCAGTAATAGTACCTGCTGAAAAATTACCAGAGCCATCTCTCTTTACTAACTTATTTGCTGTGTTAGCATTAGTTGCTCCATCTATTATGTCTGTAAAATATTTACCACCTATTACGAAGTGGTTTGCTGCATTCCCTGCAGTCTCTGTACCGAATCCAACATATAGTCTATCACCACCATTGGATCCATTATCGGTAAGACCAGAATATGCGAGTTCTCCTGCACCTAATGTGGTAGGATTTCCCGAAGTCGCCGATCTTTTAATTCTAACAATTGCTGCCATCTTTGTCTCCTATTAAAATTCTCCTGAATCGAGTTGTTGTCCCTCGTTCAATAGCTTTGTAGTTTGCCACTTGCTAGTAGCTGTTTTATATACTAGAATAGATCCATTCTCTAGACCATCAGTAGTAATATCTACATTCTGACCTTGCTCTAAATTTACAGCAGTACCACTCGTGCCTTGTATTCCAACAGTTGATACAGTAGCTGTACCAGTTGTTGAAGCTGATGTGACAGTCGTAGTTGTCTGTGTACCAGTACTTGGTACTGTAGGATTTACACCCTCTTGTTGTTCTATGCTACCTTTTACATCAGGCATTATCTTGTCACCTCTGGTCTAACTGTCATTAATCCTTCTACTGCTCTTATAGTAGTATTCGTTGAGTCAAATACATTTACATCGTAAACATATCTTCCTGCTTTTATTGCAGCAGTAGTTGCTGCATTTAGTGTAATAGTACATATACCACCAACAGCATTAGTTATTGCTGTGGTAAATGTTGCAGTAGGATTCGCACTAGTAAAATCTTTTCTAGCTTGAGCTGTAATGGTTGCTCCTGTAAGGTTTTTCGCTGTACCTGCTGTATCTACTACACTTAGTTGTAGAGTAAAGTCTGTGCCTTGGTCAACGAATATATCTGTAATTGCAGCCATTAAGTTCTCCTTATGACTACTATTTAGTTAATTATACAGTTCGCCAACCAGCAGTTCCACCAATATATATGTATTCTTTTGAGTCGTACTCTGATGATAATGTGGAGTTTCCTGCAACACCATTTATTTTCTCGCTATTAGGATTTACGATACAGTTATTTGTATCCCAAGTACCATAAGCATCCGAAACATAAATAGTATCTCCAAGGGATGGAGAAGCAGGAAAAGTGACAGTCACACTTGATACAGTAGTGTCTACAAAATAGTGTCTAGTTCCTACAAGGTTGGTAGCACTATTAATTACAGTTGTATCTGTTTTTACTGACTGCCTAATAGGTGTGGAAAGTTTATTATGAGTAATACTATTATCAGTGACATTCTGAATAGTTAATTCTTTTCCTAGATATACACAATATAAATCTACAGAGTTTGCTAATGCTCCACCTGCGATATTAATTGTAAGACCACCATTAGATAAAGTATATCCAGTTCCAGGTTTTAGAACCACACCATCTTTAACTACAAGAAGTGCTTCTTCTCTAGGTGATATGAAGTTTAATGTGAAAGCAGTGTCTGCTCCATTAGTAGCAAAGGTTTGTTTTTCAAAACTTCCAAAAGATATTTCTCTACCGAGATATGCCATATTCGAGTCCTCTTATGTTTGTGACTCTTTCCATGATAATTTACCAGATACAATAAATGGTGACGAACTAGTAATTTCCGAAGTATCCTTCGCTTGTATTGCTAATGTCATCAAGTCTGGACCAGCTGGGAATACTGAGTCTCCACCCAGAATACTATTACCCATATCAATCAAAGCAGTCAAGTCAATGTTCAATGAACCAGACGATACAGCTTGTGAGAACACCACTGTACCTTGTTGTATCGTATCACCTGTATCGTGAGATATAAGTTGTGATAGAGCAGGGTTTTGAACATTGGTGTAGTCTAACTTAGATGGTAAACCATTTAGGATAAAGAATGCTGTTAAGTCTTTATTGGTTGTTACACCTGCGTTGTTTAATGATAGAATCATTCGGTTGATAATTTCTTTCTCACCGATTTGACCTGTTAATCCTGAGTCAACTGATGGTGCTAATCTAATAGAGATTAGTGGATGCGGTCTTGTCATATCAACTGCTCCACCACCATAAGCATTCTCACCAACTGTTATTGTTACACCTGATGTGACATTTGGATATGTAGCAGTTTCAGGTGCGTTAGAAGTAGCAGGATAAGAAGTAAATACTTTTGAGTTTGCTCCATCTACAATAACCTGAGTGACATAAGCTAGAGCATCAGTAGGTATTCTGCCTTCTCCATCTTTAACTAATTGTCCCACATTTACTGCTTGTGCTTCTGATGCTGAACAAGGTAAAGCATAAACATATACCCTCTTATTATCTAGTGTCACTAGATCGAAAGTTGATACTGCATCAGTAGTAAAGGTTGTTGTAGCACCTGCTTTAAATACCATTGGTTTACTATTAGCTGAGAATAAGTATGCCTTATCATCATCAAATGTACCATCCATTATAATAGATGTACCAAAGTGGAACAAGGTAGGAGCAGAGGATGGAGCATCTCCATTCTCAATCTCATATCGTCCAGGCAAGTTTCCTGATCTAAAGTATGATTCGTTAATTCTGTTGTTGTGTATAAATTCGTGGTTATAGTGAACATGTCCATTTCTATCTTTGAAACCAAATCTAATTTTACCAGCACCATACCAAGAATAGTCAGCATATCCCATTTGGATTTTGTGTACATTCAAGTTAAATCCTGTATCACCTAGACCATCACATGGGTCTACATTCCAATCTTCTTGTGGAACTTTAACATCTACTGTTTTAGTAATCTTAACATTTGTAGCAGATACACCTTTATATGCAGGTTGAATAATCATTCTTTGGTCAGAGTCAACAGCAACAACCTGATAAGATTGTCCCCTAATTGAACACTTGTCACCTGCAGCCAACTGAGTAGTGAACGAAGTAGTCGTACCTGTCACAACCTGAGAGTTAGCAGTAGTGTTTACTTTACCTGAAATCTGTAGAGTAGAAGATCGTCTTACACAATATAGTTTCTGACCATCGTACTCATAGAAGAAACCATTCTGGTCATCAAACATACCAGCTCTTACGAACGAGTCGTTCCAAGATTCTCTGTAGTATTCTGGGAATCCAGATGCTTTTGTTTGAGTAATAGTACCAGCAGCA